GATTTAATACTACACACGGAAGTAAAACAAGTGCTTGTGCAAGACTAAAAACAATGATTGAAAATGATAAATTAATTATCCGAAGCAAACCATTAGTAAGTGAATTAAAAGCATTTATATCAATAGGAAGCTCATTTAGAGCTAAACCAGGCGCAACAGATGATTTAATAAGTGCATTAATATTAACGCTAAGAATAATTACTGTAATGCGTGACTGGAACCCTGATGTGTACAATACATTTACCCAAGCAGAAGAAATACAGGATTATGAAACACCAATGCCTATCTTTGTAAGTAGCAATTATTGATAAATAATATTAATATGTTGAATTTGAACCTCATAGCAGAACAACTGTTTAATTCAGTTAAAAGCCGATTTTCTAATCTTGTAATAGGAGACGAAAATGGGGACATTACCAATACGCCAAAAGATGCAAGATTTTTTGATTTTGATTTTGGAGTACAAAATAATACTATAGGCAAAGTAAGCGTAAGTTTAGACGAAGAAAGCGGAATAACTATTATATATAATAAAGATATGATAGACGAAAATTATGGTGTTGGTAAAGATAGTTGGTTTACATTTTTAAAAGATATGAGGCAATTTAGTAAAAAAAGATTACTTAAATTTGAAGTAAGAGATGTTAACAGATCAAATTTACAAAAAAGAGACTATAAATTTTTAGCAAATAATCGCCCTGGAGATAATACAATGTCAGAATCAAAAATGTATGGAACTCACAAAACCAGTTTCCAAAAAATTGGAAGTGCAAAACTTTCAATTAAACACAATGCATCATTAGGTGAAGATGAAAATAGAAACAAAAAAATAGGTGTAATTTTTATTGAAAATAACCAAGGCGAGAAATTCAAGTATCCTTACAAACATTTGAGTGGTGCAAGAGCTTTGGCTATGCACGTATCAGAAGGCGGAAATCCTTATGATGATTTTGGCAAGTATATAACAGGGCTAAGTGAAGAACTTTCAAAATTGCGTAAATTTAACCAGTATCTAAATAGAAGCACAGTAATGGCAGAAACATTACAAGAATATACAGGCATTGTGAAAGATAGAACTTTATCAATCAAAAAAGAAATTCAAAATTTACAAAAACCAAACTATTATAAAGAAACATTTGAAAATTTTTCACCAGCTGACGTAAAAGACGTTCCGGTTGATGTAGCAGAAAATTGGATTGATCAACTTACTATTAAACAATTTAATGAAGAATTAAAAGATGTATTTCCATATATCTATAATTTGATAGGCGAAACAAAACCAACAGAAATTATGCCTGAAGATATTATTGGTGAAGAACTTGACGATGTTTGCGAAGATTGCGGCAATCCAAATTGGTCAACCGTAAATGAAAAGAAAGCTGGCTCACACGGCAAAGTATGCTGGAAAGGATATCGTAGAGGTAAAGGCGATAGTTGTCACAAAGTAAACTCTTCAAAAAGTTTTGATGATGAACTAAATAAATTCTTTGAAGAAATGATGGGTCAATTTAGTGAGACATTATCAGAAGGATATATGAAAGGCTATCAAAATTACCATTGTAAAGATTGTGGATGTCAAATGCACGTAGCAACTCCAAAATGTGATTGTCCGCATGATTGTCATGATGAATCAGGTTCTTGGTGGAGAGATAAAAACGGAAATGGTGTTCCTGACATAATGGAAGATATAAACGGTGAAGCTGATACAGACGAAGGCAACGCATATGCTCATGCAGTTCGTAAAGCAAAAATGAGTGGTGCAAAAAAAGGCGATAAAATCGATCACCCAGATGATGACGAAGAAGATATTGTAATTGAAAAGGATAAAACTCCTATAGGCGAATATATTATGAGCCATTTTGATGTACAGACTGGAAATTTTCCTAAAGGCGAAACAGCAGTATTAACAGCGATAGAAAAAGATTATGGAGAACAATACGTTAGACCAGCAAGTCGATTCATAGAACGTCTAGGCCATGCATTTGAAACATATAAAATGAGAGTAAACGCAGGACTGGAAGAAGGTAGTTTTGACGACTTTGGTTTAAAAGATTTAGGTAGAGAACTTGATCAAGACGATGATGATGAAGGTGGGTTTAAAGAACCACCTATGTTTGATCAACTAGCTAAAGTCATTGATTCACAGAATAGTCCTAATCCTAAGAAAGCAGTTAAAACCGATGACGGTAAAATTCTTCCAGTGTCTGTTCAACAAGCTAGAGTTTTAAGAATGATGGCTACAGCTCAAAATGTTAAACCTATGGTGAGAAACAAATTTCTCAAAGACATTCAAACATCAATGGGGTTACACGATTTTTTAGATATTAAAGATTATCACGAAATGCCTAAAATGTTTATGACAAAATATTTAGGATAGCTTAACCTATTGATTTTCAAAAAAAAATTAAAAAAATAGTTGACAAGATAAATAAAGTTGTGTAGTATTATAACTGTGCTACACATAAAAGGCACAATGCATAGGCAATTTATAAGGAGGCATAACTATGGCATCATTAGCAGAAATACGAGCAAAGCTCAAAGAACAAGAAAATCGTACAGGTGGAAATAACACTGGTGGCGATAACGCAATTTACCCATTTTGGAATATGAAAGAAGGCGAAACATCTACGTTACGATTCCTTCCTGATGGCGATGACTCAAACACATTCTTTTGGAAAGAACGTTTGATGATAAAACTTCCATTTGCTGGAGTAAAAGGTGAAACTGATTCTAGGCCTGTACAGGTTCAAGTTCCATGCATGGAAATGTATAACGAATCATGTCCTATATTAGGTGAAGTACGTGGCTGGTTTAAAGATCCAAGTCTTGAGGATATGGGTCGTAAATATTGGAAGAAGCGTTCTTATATCTTCCAAGGTTTTGTAACAGACGATCCACTTGGTGAAGATAAGCCTGAGAATCCTATTCGTAGGTTTATTATTGGCCCACAAATTTTTCAACTAATCAAAGCGGCACTAATGGATCCAGATATGGAAGAACTGCCAACAGATTATACTGCTGGCGTAGACTTTAGATTATCAAAAGGTTCAAAAGGTGGATATGCTGATTACGGCGCAAGTAATTGGGCTCGTAGAGAACGTCCGTTAGGCGATGCTGAAATGAAAGCAATCGAAACACACGGATTGTTTAATCTAAGCGACTTCTTACCTAAAAAGCCAGAAGATGTTGGAGTAAAAGTTCTAACTGAAATGTTTGAGGCATCTGTTGATGGTGAAGCATATGATGCAGAAAAATGGAGCCAATATTTTAGGCCCAGCGGAATGCAAGCAAAGACTGGAGATCCTGTAAAATCAGCATCTACTAGTACACCTGCTCCTGTAGCGGAAACTCCATCACCAGCACCGGTTGTTGAAGAAACAAAAGTAGAAACACCGCCCGCTCCTTCGAAAGAAGAAGCACCTGCTGAAGGTGGAGCCCAAGACATTCTAGCAATGATTAGAGCAAGACAACAGTAATTATTAATTGGGAGTTCCGGCAAAAACCTCCATTCGGTAACCAGCGAGGTCTCCCTTTTTTATTTCTAGTTAGGAGAAAATATGGCTAAATCTTTTGATCCGAGTAAATTTCGGACACAACTTACAAAATCAATTACAGGAATGAGTACTGGTTTTAATGATCCTACTGATTGGATTAGTACAGGTTCATTTGCACTAAACTATCTTATAAGTGGCGACTTTAAAAAAGGTGTACCACTTGGTAAAGTAACAGTGTTTGCAGGCGAATCTGGAGCAGGCAAAAGTTATTTTTGTTCGGGTAATATTGTTAGACACGCCCAAGAACAAGGCATTTTTGTTGTGCTAATAGATAGTGAAAATGCTCTTGATGAAAGTTGGTTACAAGCATTAAACGTTGATACCAGTGAAGATAAACTTTTAAAACTTAATATGTCAATGATTGATGATGTAGCTAAAACTATCTCAACATTTATGGATGATTATAAGTCTATGGATGAAGAGGATCGTCCTAAAGTATTGTTTGTAGTTGACTCATTAGGTATGTTACTTACACCTACTGATATGGATCAGTTTCAAAAAGGTGATATGAAAGGTGATATGGGTCGTAAACCTAAACAACTAACTGCACTTGTTAGAAATACTGTTAACATGATTGGTAGTTATAATGTTGGATTGGTTTGTACTAATCATACATATGCTTCTCAAGATATGTTTGACCCAGATGACAAAATTAGCGGTGGACAAGGTTTTATCTATGCATCAAGTATTGTTGTTGCAATGAAAAAACTTAAATTAAAAGAAGACGAAGCCGGTAATAAAATTAGTGAAGTACGTGGTATACGTGCAGGATGTAAGGTAATGAAAACTCGTTACGCAAAACCTTTTGAAGGCGTTCAAGTTAAAATTCCTTATGAAACAGGAATGAATCCTTATAGCGGACTTGTTGAATTGTTTGAAGCAAAAGGCTTAATAGAAAAACAAGGCAATAGGCTCAAGTATATTAACACTGAAGGAAAAGAATTTTTAGAATATAGAAAAAATTGGACAGGAGATCTTCTCGAGATGGTCATGTCGGATTACATTAAAAAACAGGAAACTGAGGTAAATACCGACAACGCAGACATAGAAGCTGTGGATCATAACGAGGAGCCTGTTACTAATGGATGAAGAATTTGTTGCAGACTTATGGAATCTTTTTAAAGATTATCTTGATAAAAAACATACT